CTGCATGATTATATGGAGGTTTTCCCACAAAGCTGCATACCCCTATCGTCAACCCTAAGGCTGACGGGGCCGAGCGGCAATGAAGAAGACACCTCTTCTTTGAGATCCGACCAACTCCACCAATGGAGGAGATTGGTCGGAATCCTCTCTTCCGCGGTATCCTCGGGCACCAGTGGTGCAACGAGTTTATCGTGGGATTATGACGGTAGGTCTATCCACTCCCCCCGGTTACGTAACCGGGAGGGGAGGAGAGTCCATTTCTACAGATCTTCCCACACGGTTCTGCTTAAGCTGATCCGTGAGGAAACATTCTGGTATAAACGATTGCCAATTTCTGGAAAGAACAAGATTAAGAAGCTTGTACTTACCAGGAAAGGCAGAGCAATGATCAAGGAATTGCTGAACACCGCTGACGGTGTGATGCTCTCCCTTATTTTCGGTTTCCCTGAAGGATTCTCCGGTTATGGAGAGTCTGACAGGGTTATCAATTCGATCTTAATGAACGGGTTTCATTCCTATGCCAAATTACAGGCGGGAATCAAACGAGTTCGAAAAGAAATGAAACATCAATTCATGGTCAAGGGTGAGATCACACTCAGTGATTCTGACTCAAGAACATTTGGATTCTTTTCAAAGGCTATCTCTCACCTCAATACTATGACTAACAAGTCAAGTAAAGAGGCGATTTTCAGACTTTCCTGCCTAACCCAAACAAGGGCGACAGGACTGGCTGATCAAGAGATGGCCGAGATATCAGTGAACGAGTTCTTGGACACTGTCACCACTCCTGGTGACTTTGACCCAGAGCCCATTCTTATGGAATCGATCAGGCAGGTACATGATCGTTTGGCTAAGTCAAACGACCCTGGACCCAATCCTGAATTCAAGGTTTCAATCTCAACCTCAGCCTGCTTCGAACAATCGAAGAAGAAAGGGGGAAAGTTTGAATATGCTAAGAGTTTGGTCAAGAACTTCGGTTTAGAAATTCCCGACCTCTCTGAAGGAATTCCCGGGACTTTTGGAAATCTCGCCTATGGATTAGCGCGAGATTACCAGAAGATACCGGATATGAGAGAAAATTTGCTATCTGTCAACGTGGCTGCCGTTCGAGAGAACGGAAAGTCACGAGTTGTCACCAGCGGGTCATTTTACAAGGAGTCGGCCTTACAGCCGTACTCCCATATGACCATTCATACGCTGAAGCAGATTGATAATATTCGAGACGGACTGCGTGCCGCAAAGCTAGGCTTTAGGGCAGCAGAACGCCTCCATCATTTGAATCAAGATGTTGATTTCTTATACGGGTCCGAATCAGGACGCGTAAAAGTCTTCTCCACCGACTGGACGAGGGCAACAGACCATCCAACCCATGAAATGGGGAGGGTGGTGGTGTTGGGCCTACTTCGAAAGATGGGATTGCCAGAGGACGAGATCGAAATGATCGAGTTCTACTGGCTCTCCCCAAAATATTTGTTCCGTAAAGGGAAACTCATCGGTGAAGCAGTCCGAGGACTGCCGATGGGTGACCCACTTACGAAAACTTGCATATCCCTCGCTCACCCCATTTGCTCGCTGTTCGCCACTATAAAGACGAATGCGCTTTCAAAAGAGGTGGGTAATGGAGACGATTCATTTGCGTTGTCAACTGATCCTGAGTGGTTTACTCAGTACCAGGAGGCAGCGCGACAATTGGGGTACTTGACCAGTCCTCTGGACACATTTGTCCATGAGTACTGGGCGACGTACTGTGAAGAATGGTTCTTCAGGCCCCCTCACAAATCAATATCTGTGAAGTTGGGCATGAAGACCGGAAATATGGATCTCTTGAACTATCTCGATTCTCCAAAGTTGAGAATCTTAATAGCAACAGAGAAAGATCGTGAGGAATTCTCAAGCGACATCGGCGGTAAAATTACCCTGATGTCGAAAGAGGAAGAATATACGAGGAGGCTGAAAAGTTCACCTTACAAGGTGATCAATTCAGTCGCCTCTGCGATTCAAGATACCATTCTGGCTACGGTCGACCGACCAGTACCATACCATCTGCCGAGGCAGATTTATGGACTAGGGAAGCCGGCGCCAGATTGGGACCTATATACTTGGCTTTCTATTTACAGGAGGTCTCCTAAATGGAAAAAGGAGATCTACCTGCATACAGTTAGCGTCATCAATGCTGGAAGGGCCCACCTTCTGCCACGTGGAAACGTGAAAGAAGGCAGGCACTTCATGAATGAACCTTGGATAGAATTTCGCACAATAGCGGAAGACGATCCAATTAAAGATTATCGAGTACTCACTCGGGAGACAGTTAAACGCTATCCCCCAGGTGTTGTACAAAAATTGATCACAACTGGATACTTAATACCCGAAGGAAAACTCCTTAAGTATTACATGTTCCAGGAGGCTCTAGATAAGCTCTCACTCGTCCAAAGGGACTTGTTTGAGGTCATCAAAGAGCAAGTTGAAAAGATCGACTACGAGGACCTCTCAGAAGAGAGGTTCGAGCAGGAGATCAAGAAATTCATTGAGAGATACTCCCAACGCCCTTTCGATATAAAAAGGGAGATGGAAGAAGACCTCTACGATATTGAGGCGGTGGAGAAACTCGAAAACGGGAATCCCCTCCGCGTCACTGATGTGAACTTTCCGTTCCTCGAACGTTTCAGAAGGCGAATGAAGCCCAAAGAGCTGTACGAGGAGGAATGTGAAGAATTATGGGAATGGTTCCAAGAATGTCGCCGCACAGGCGAGATTCAAGGACCCGTTCCTTGCTCAGTCCTCGAGGACGACCCACTGATCATAAGAGAAGTGGGCCTCCAAGAGACACCGTATTATATTATTGTGACAGACGACATCAAAATGCTTAAAACCCTCACTTGGAAGGTGCCTTTTGTTGTTGTGCATCACATATCATGTCATGATCTGGTCAAACTCACGGACCCCGACTTTAGCGATGCTAGAGAAGTGGTTGATGAATTGGCCAGGCTCCTAGAAATCCCCTTGGAGGAATATACCTTCATGGTGGATACAGGGAGTATGGAAACGTTCCTTGAGAACCGATCGACCAGCGGATTGATAACCCGGGTGGTGGAAGGGATCCCATGGACTAAGAATGTAGGACGAGGCACTGTCCGTTTCTCCGCGGAGAGACGGACAATGACGTCCAATAAAATGACTTTGCAGAAACTTGGCTACCCTCAAAAGAGTAGACAATTCTCTACGAAGCCTACAAGGCGACCTCATTAGTCATGAGACATGAGGCCATTTTGCAGGAACCCAGATATTGACATTGCCGTTAGGCATTGACACACAGCGGAGAAATCAAGCTGGTGTCTTTACCCGACAACCTAACG